ATAAAGTATTTTTATCTATTTTTTCATCATTAGAGTCTATAATTATTTCTAATTTCTCAATGGTAGCGTCTCTTAATTCATTTAATGTATATGTGTTTTTTACTGGCAAATACAACAAATTAAATAATTCTGATTTTGAATAATTATCAATATTTAATTCCATATAATATATTTTATATATCATGAATAATATTATATTCTTTTTTATGTGTAAAAATTTTATATTCTCTCTTCTTCAAATAAAAATATGTAAAAAAAAATAAGATTTTACAAAAAAACAAAGAAGAATAAGATAATTTTACAGCCCAATATACAATTTAGAAGTATATGACAATGGTATTTAGATTTCGACTGATTTACATTAATAAAATAACATTAGTATATTTCTTAGTATTTTCATAACAGATTTATTAATATTAAATTTATAAAAAATCGGCAAAACGGCAAAACAAGTTTAAAAATAATTTATTTGACTTTTTCGGATTTTGGACATTTTAAAATGTCCAAAAATGCAAAAAACGAAACAAATTATTTTTAAACTTGTTTTGCCGTTTTAGCGAATTAGTTTATTACTAGTTGTAATAAACTTATTTGAAAAAATTTATAAAAATTTGCCTAGAAGATTTTAAAACACCCAAAAAGTGAAAAAAACCTTCGAAATCACCAAAATCAGAGATGGTAATAATGATAACAAAAACGAGCCAGAAAACGAGCCGGGTGTTTTTAGTTTGAAAACCTTACTATAATAAGTAATATAATACAAAAACAATTTATCGTTTTGAGAGCATGTCCAAAAATGATAAAAAATGATAACTGAAAAGGAGCTAAAACGAGCCACTACAACCTTTTACTACTTAAGGTAAAAACACACATGCTAGAAAATCCCCTAGGGTTGTAGAGAGCAAAAATCCTGAAATGACAGTTTTGAAACTGAATAAAAAGAACTAAAAAAAGAGGTCTAATTATATTGATGTGTTTAAAATAGATTTAAAATAATAATATCATTGTTTAGCAATGATAACAAATGATAAAAAAAACGAGCCGAAAACGAGCCAGTTTTTTTATTGTAAAAAATGTGACTATAAGACAAGCAAAGCTAGCAACTGGAATAGACACATAACCACACGTAAACATAAAATGGTAACAAATGATAAAAAAAACGAGCCAAAACGAGCCAGCCTGTTTACATGCGAATACTGTAGTAAAGTTTATAAATTTGCTTCGGGATTAAGCCGGCACAAATCAAGATGTAACAAAAAACAAAAAATTCAATCTTTAGAAGTTGAAAATAAAAAGGTTGATAATTCTTTATTATCCGCTCTGAACAATTTAGTAAATGGAAAAATAAAAAATAACGGAACAACGATTAATAATAATGATTTAATGAATGTTTTAAATGAAATATCAAGTTTAAAAGAAATTATTAATAAAACAAATGAAACAACTATAGTTAATAATACAACAAACACACAAAATATATCAATAAATATGTTTTTAAATAATCATTGTAAAGACGCTATGTGTATGGAAGATTTTTTAGGAACAGTTAAATTATCGGTAAATGATTTATTTGAAACAAGAAAATTAGGTTATGTAGGCGGTATATCGAATATTTTTATCAAAAATCTCTCTGGAATACCAAGTATAAAAAGACCAATTCATTGTTCGGATACAAAACGAATGTTATTTTATGTAAAAGATGAAGATGGTTGGAATAAAGATGGTGTGAGCAAAGTTGAAAAGGCAATTGAAGAAATAACATTAAAACAGATAAAAACCTTACAAGCATGGGAGGAAAAAAACCCTAATTATTTAGAAAACCCGGAGTTATTGACAACATGGAATAATTTGGTTCACAGTATTATGGGTGGAACAACAAAAGAAGAGAGATATCGTAATAAAAAGTTAATAAAAAAACAAGTAGGAGAAACTACATTTATCAAAGACGCAATTGCGAATTTAAAATAATTTCTGTAGTAATTATAATATGGGTATAACATTTTCAATATCAACAGCTTTATTATTAAATCATAACAATAAAATTAAATTAGAAAAAAATAAACGAAAAACCAAGAAAAAAGAACCAAAAAAAATACCAATTGATAATAACTTAGAAAATACAGAAAAGCAAAGTAATCTTCCTATTGATATAAAATAAAATATCTGTTTAATATAATGAGTAGAAGAGTTAGTTTTTCGGAGTCAACTGTATCGGCGGACAGGGCAAAGGAAATACAAGATGAAAAAAGAGAAAAATCAAGAAGAAGAAAAGAGAGAAAAGAAAAAAAGATAGAGGAAAAAAGGATTAAACGCGAGAAACAATACTGGAAAGAAAAAGCTGAGCAAAAAATAATGAAAGAAAATAGATTAAGAGAAGAAAAGGAAAAAAGTTGTTCAACTTGTGTTGGTGATTTCTGCGAATCGGTATGTGGTTGGAGGTTTGGAATGGGTGGCAAAAAAAAGACGCGTAAGAAAAGAAAAAAAAATAGAACGAAAAAAAAATCAAGTAAAAGAAAAAAATATACTAAGAAAAGGAAAGTTAAGTAGAAAAAGTAAAAATAAATACAAAAAACAAGTATTTAATCAATATTTAATAAAACCATAAAGTTTTATTAAATATTAAATTATTTAGCAAGTAAAACTTACTTATATCTTGGTATTAACAGTATATATTTTGTCTTATTGTCACATTTTTTCAAATAAAACATTTTTTAAACTATTTATATTCTAAATTAATATTTGTTATATATAGAGGTAATGAAAATAAAAATAATTTTGTTATGTATAATATTATTAGTATCGATTTTTTCAATAAATTCTTTTAAAGAAGGATTAGAAAATTCAAAAAATGTAAAAAAATGCGATTTACCGATATTTGACAAGGGTATAGTAGGTAAAGGATCAAAAAAATGCGTTGAAGGGGGTGTTTTGGCACCAGGTAAAATATGTGACATAGGTTGCGAGGATAAATATCAATACGAATCGGGTAGAAACATATTAAGTTGTGATGAAACGGGTATTTTAAGTAAAAATAACTTAAAATGTCGATTAAAAACAAAACCTCAAAAAATCTCACGGGAAGATATAACAATTGTATGTGAACCAAATTATGCTGAATTAATAGAATTATTAAAAAATAATGGAATAATTCAGCATTCTAAGAGAGATTATTCCAAAATTGTCGATTGTGTAAAGTCAAATAAGAAAAAAACAGATAAATCTACAAAAAAAGACAAAAATATGAAAAAACAACCCAATTATTACCATAATATGAAAAAATTTCCTGGGAACACAGGAGCTGATAGCAAACCATATAATTCATTAATGAATTTATTATAATAAGTTGACGAATTATGTTTCAATTTTGATATTTTTTCCATTTTTCTTTTTTGCGCATCCTTTATAATGGGCCGCGAGTGCTCTTTTATTTTTAAAACATCTATTACAATATTCACAGGTATGATTAAGCAATTCTGTGTTTGAAAAGTTAACAGAAAGAAATTTAGCTATGCTAGGAAGATCAATTTCTTCAATCATGTGTTGAATTTCTTTATGGTATTTTTTCGACATATCAATAAGTCTTGTTTTTTGTTTTAAAAAAATCATAAAATCTTTTTGTATGTCTTCGAGTGTATCCTTTGATATTTTCTCTGTATCGATATTTACTAAGTCTATTTTTTGTGTAATCATATCAATTATTTGAACAGCCGAAGCAATTAAGTCAGAATTATAATTTACTTTATGTAAATAAATAAGAATAAAATTATTATGAAAATTAATTTCAAAATGTTTTTTATTTGCGATGCCTGTATTTTGAGAGAGAAAAATACCATGACATTTAGTATGTTCAATATCGCGAATAAATTTTTTTACTTCGACTTCGGGAACATTTGTGGTATATTCTTTATTTTCAAAAATGATTTTTTTATTTTGGTGTGATTTTCTCTCTAAAATAAAATCACCACACTTACCAACTCCAGAAGTATTGATAATATTTTCGGCTGGGAAACATTCATTTAAAATAATTTCTAACCTATTTTCACCTATTTTTCCAATAGTACTAGAATTACAATATCTTTGTTTATTAAGAAAATCATTCATGTCAGAAAAAGTTTGATATTGATTTTGAATTTCAGAGAGAATAGAAGAATTATTTGAAGTAATAAATGTGTGTATATTTTTATCAATCATATTACATAAAGAAGAATGTTTGGTTTCAACAATTTGGGATATTTTAGCAAATATATTTTCTTGAGAAGTATCCTTTAAAAGTTGAGAAGTGACCGAATTTAAATTTTCAAAATGCTTTGAAATATTAATAATAATTTTATTGAATAAATCCTCGTTAGACGAAGAGAAAATATCAGATAGTAAAATCTTGGTTTTTTCAACTGTCGCTGTTTGATTTTTCTCAAGAATATGTTGAATTTTTTCATTATAACTGAGTTGTTTATTATCAATAATTGATTCGAGAGAATTTCTTATTTCTTGGATATATGTATTTTTTTGCTCTGAGAAAATAGTATGAATGGAGCTGACACTATTTAAAATTGTCGATATATTTTGATTCATATTATTTTGCGTGGTTTCGATTTTATCTACTTTTGAAAAAATGGTTTTAAGCAACTCATTGGACAGCGAGTTTTCCGCAGTATGCATCAGATCTTTGTTAAGTTTTTCAATTAGGTCAATAAATATTAAATTCATTTTTTCAAAATCCAAGTGCTTATTGGTTTTATAAAAGGCAAGTAATTTATCATTTTTTGTGGACAACATATAAATATTTAAATATAGTTGTCTTTAAGTAAAAATTATGCTATTACAAATGAAAAGCATTTGTTATTGCGAAATTTATTGTAATTACAAATGAAAAGCATTTGTAATAGCAAAAAAAACTCCGGATATACGAAAAATATACTTATGAGAAAAAAAAACTTAGTTTTTCCTAAAGAAAGATAAAAAAAATTAAGTTTTTAAAGAGAGAAAGAGAGAAGAAATAAAAAAACATAGATATAGCTGAAAATAAATAAAAAATATGTCAGAAATTAATTAGTTTATTTGGTAAAAATTATTTTCTC